AGCTCCTCCAGAAGACTTTTACCCCAACACACCAACGTCATTTTTCTCTCAAAATATAGGACTAATCAAAGAATAATCCTCGTTCAATCAAATCCAATCACATTTTTAACGGTCTCTGAATTCAAAAAAATAAAAGTCCCTGAATATTCCGCGGCTCGACTCGCAGATACTCAGGGGCTTTTTTCTTTCGTGAAAGTCTTTCAAATATCAGTCTCGTATCGTGAGCTTTATTTCACATCCGTACATCAATTGGCCGCATCTCAAACAGCCCGGTCTGAAACGTCGCTCAAAATATCATAGCCCAATATCTGGGAGCCCTTTCTAAATATCATATTACCATAGTCCGCGATCCAATTGCAAGCCCATTCTTCAGCATCGACCCAGTAGGCCGGTTTCACCATGCGGTGCAGCTCTGGCAGCAGACCGTAACTGACTAAGGTAACATGACCCAGCTCGTGGATCAGCACCCTTCGCAGCTTTTCCCCGCTCAGCCCTCGTGCCACAAACACATGTTGCAGCTTCGGGTCTGTCACGGCAATGGTCCTGCGTCCGGTGCGATCCACAAGGTATGGGCTGTCCGGGTCTACAAAACGGATGCGCCAAAGCCACCCGTTTACCGTAAACCGTTCCATTTTGAATTATGCGGGCATGTCCGCCACGAGCTTGGTGAAGTCAGCCTTGATCTTCTTGCGCAGGTCAGGGTCAGCATCCCCGTAAATGGTTCGGATGGTGCTCATCGCGCTCGTCAGGTGCTCGCTTGCCCGGCGCTCCATCTCCGCCTTGTCCATGGCCGTGTGGCTCTCGGTGTAGTGCTTGCGGGCTTCCAGGTACTCGCCATAAGGCTTGCCGTACTGTCTGCCCTCATGCTCAAACTCCCCACGCCGACGCAGAGGGAACTCCCCGTGGTCGTCACGCATCTCCCTCTCGAACTCGTCCGGGTCGCGCAGCCACTTCTCCATGTAGCGGTGCTGTTTCGTCGAGGGCGTGTACCCCATCCGATAGTCTTCCGCTTCGCCCATGGCCTTACTGACCTTCTCGTAGTAGCAGGCTTCGTACAGGTTCCGCTTCGTTTCGGCAAGGTCCTTGATCATGTCAGTCACTTCCCCTGCCTCGTGGGTGTTCACGCTCTCGATGCCCTTCGCCAGCTCTCCCTTGAAGGCATCCACCAGAGTTTCCATCATCGAGCAAACACTCTCCATGCAACGATTCTCCATGTTGATTCCTCCTTACGAAAGCTTCCGCACGATGAGATTCGCACCGGGCGAAACAGTCAGAGCGGCTGTTCCGGTGTTCACGATGCGGATCACGTCATACATGCCGCAGCCAGTTCCCAGCAGCATGGTTTTCGCCACGTTGAAGGCATCCCCGGCAGCGGTGCTGGTCACGATCATGTTGGAGCCGGGGAGCACTGCATTCCCTGCGGAAATGCTAAGCTGGACCGTACCGGCAGCCACACCTGCGATGTTGCCCGAGAACGCCACTTCGTAAATGCCGGGCAGTCTGAGCTTTACATCACTCATGCCCGCACGGTGACATTCGGCGGTGCAACGGGTCTTGAGGTTCGTCACGTCAAACAGAATCGCCTGACCGACTTCCAGGGTCTGAGCAGCAGAATTGGATATCTCGATCATCTGCAAATCCTCCTTCAAATATCAATAAGAAAGGAGCGCCAGTCTCCCAGCGCCCCTCCATTTTGAAATTTCGCTTAGGCGGCCATGTTGCAGCACCCGGTCAGACCAGCGATCTGGCAGCCCAGAGTACCGGTACCGGCGTAGGGGTTCTGCACGATGTAGGCAGGGCCGGGAGCCGGACGCAGCTGGTTCACCAGATAGTTGTTCTGAGCCTGCTGACTTGCAGCGAGGGTCATCTGGCTCACCTGAGTGCGCAGCTGTGCGATGGTCTCATCCTTGTCGGCCATGCGGTTTGCAACGATCTCGTCATGCAGCTGGCGATAATTTGCATTGTCGTTCTGCATGATCTGCTGTGTCTGGTTGGCGATGGCGGTCGTGATGGCGCAGGTGTTGGTGGCCAGGTCGTACTGGATCTGTGCCTGCCCCTGACGGTTCTCACAGCAGCAGTTTGCCAGCTGGGTCTGGAGGGCGTTGGTGTTCTGCATGTTGGCGACCGTGTCGGCGTTGATTGCCTGCTGGATGCCGAAGTTACCCTGCATCATGGCAGTGTTCACGCCATTAAAGCCCTGAAGCATCGCGGTGTTGGTGTTGTTGAAGCCGTTCAGCAGGCTGGTGTTCATGGCGTAGAAACCGTCGCACAGACCGTTCTCCAGGCCATTCAGCTTGTTGATGACGCTCTGATTGTCGAATCCACGCTGGATATCTGCCTGGGTAGCGGCACTTGCCAGAGCGCTGCGGGTTGCAGAGCCATTCCCGCGGTTGCCAAAACCGTTGCCGTCCCAGTTGCCAAATCCGCCCCACAGAGCGAACAGGATCACAATGATCCACCATGCACCGCAGCCGTCGCCCCAGCCATTGCCGTTCCGGTTGCCGGTCACAGCAGCGATGTCAGCCAGACTCGGGATCATGCCCATCATACCATTGTTAAACATATCATTTCCTCCTTTGGAAATTTCAGTGAGTGGAAAATACGGATATGTTCACTGAGCCTTCTTTCAGGCCGCGCGTATCCTGAGCAAAAGCTCAATTCACATCACTTGGGATATGTTTAACGTCCGTTTGCTTTTAACGACCTCTGAAGAACCGCATTGCCTGTGCGTAGGCCTCCTCGGGTGTGATCCCGTAGCTCTCGCACAAGTTCCGGGCGATCTGCTCACCCGTCGCGTCGTCTCCATTTTGAATTGCCGACAGCGCGTTGTGTGCCATCGGGTTGTTTCGCAGCTGTGGGTTTCCCGCCAGTAGACGGTTCACAAAGTTCATTCTCGGGTTATTCGGCGTTTGGTTCATGGTTCAGTCCCTCTTTTCCGTGTTTATAAGGTTCTTTGCGGTAAGGTCTTGACTTTTTCTGTACCAAACGCTTGATCTCGTCCAGCTTGTCCCGAATCTCTGCCAGCTCACCATTTTCAGGCAGGTTCTCAGCGGTCTGGGCCATAGGAACGAAGGTCATGGTTTCGATTTTCCCGACATTCGATAGATACTTCACATACACACAGCTCATGTCATCTTTCGGGAAGATGGCCACCGTGCCGTTGTTGGGCACTTCGTTGGGGCGTACTTCCTGGATGTCATGGATCATTCGTCCAGGGATGGCCTGTACGAACTGCTGCGGGTATCCATTTTGAATTCCCATCCCCTGCATCTGTTGCAGGTTCTGATTGTTTTGCCATCCTCCCAGAGCAGCTGCCTGTTGAGGAGTAAGGCTCTGCGGAGGATATGCACCATAATACTGGTTCATAAAGATCCTCCTTTGCAGGTTAAATAATTACTGGTTGTTCTTGGCCCTCAGCTCCGCATAGAGCTTGTCCGCCGCAATGGCTTCCTTCGTGAACGAGTTGTTCTGCCACCAGTTCACAATGGCCACCACAACGGTGATGAGGGTGCTTACCACCTGTTGGAGCTGCTCGTTGTCAATGGGCAGCGGGCTTTTGCCAAAGGCGGTCAGCAGACTGTTCAGCAGCGCCACAAGCAGGCAGATGGTTCTCGCCCACGTTGCGGCGGTCACGGTCGTGTTCTGTTCCATTTTGAAATCTCCTCTCACGTCATGGCGTGTTCTTCCCGGACAGGCAGACTTTCCACTCGCTCATACAGGTTCGTGCCGGTGCCGTTTCCATGCAGTTCGTGGTATGCCTCATAGATAACGCCGACGTTCGTCAGCCCTTCCACGTCCACATACCCCTGATGAAGATAATACCGGCAGCTCTGATACAATCGATCATGGAGCATCGCTTTCACGCCTTTTTTCAGCGCTTTCTGCTCCTGAATGGTCGCCAAGAGCGTCTTACCCATCCAGCCCATGATGCCTGCCACCAAGATCGACACGATCTCATTCAGATGTGTCAAGATAAAGCTCTCCGTGGGCTTCACGCTCCTTTCACACAGGTAAGGCCGGCTTTCGCAATGATGCCCGGGTAGTCCTTATACACATGGTTCATGTCCACCACGCCGCTCACGCCAGCCACATTGCCCTTGGAGCTGTACTGCCACATGCCGTGCTTTCGGGTCGGACGCTTGTTTCGGTAGTCCGCCAGCCACAGGTCAAACTCGTTCAGCTGCCACATATTAAGATTGTAGTCGGCAAAGTTCGAGTAGGTGTACAGGATCGCGTACAGCCCCCACTTTTCGATCTCCCTGAGCTCCATTTTGACAAGTTTCGTCAACTCTGCTGCGGGCAGACTTTTCAGACGGGGGTCCTCCACGTCCATAGCAATGGGCAGCGCAAAGCTCTTTCCTTCCAGGCAGGTCTTGAGCAGGTTCAGCTCCTTCTTTGCCATGCCTTCCGTTACCGCAACGGTGTAAGCATATACGCCAACTGGCAAACCCACAGATTTGGCTCCAGCATAGTTCGCTTCAAAGCACGGATCGACGTAGAGCTGCCCGCTCTTGGTGGAAACTGCACGGATCATCACGCCACCTACTTTTCCGCTGGCCTTGACTTTTTTCCAGTCAATGGTTCCCTGCCAGCGGGAAACGTCGATGATATCAAGCATTCCCCTGCTCCTTCAGTTTCTCGGCCAGCTGGGTGCACAGCTTTTCGTACTCCTCTTCGGTCAGGCGGTCGTTGGCAAAGAAGATATCCAGCTTCCGCTGCATCCCGTTGGTCTTGCCGCGTTCGATCAGGCGTGCACAGGTGTTGTAGAGTTCCATTTTGATTCCTTTCTGCTCACGGTCTGCATGAGCCATCTTAATGTAAAAAAATCGCTCATCAGCATTCTTTTTCAGTGTGCCAATAAGCGAAACGATACAAATGGGCTGACCCGACTCTTATTCCTCCGGCGTAACCCCCAGCTCCAGCAGCGTCAGCCTATACTCCTGGTCAACCATCAGGCTGTCGGTGTCGTTCTGGGCGCTTTGCAGGGCGGCCAGTGTTTCGGGCAGGGCGTCCACGGCTTTCTGACGTTCTTCCTGCTTCTCTTTTTCGGCCTTCTTTTTCGCCAGTTCCTCAGCCGTGTACTTGATGTATCGTATGAACGCCACTTCTTCGTCGTAGGCATCCCGAGCCTGTACACCGGGAACATCGATCACCTCATGGACATCCCGACCATACTCCTTGCCATTGGCATCATAGTAAATAGCGGGGGTTCCATCAGGCTTTAGGTTCACCTCATAATGGCTGACTTTTTTCACGCCTTCTACCGCATCATGGTGCACGGTCTTGGTCTCGTTCTTCAGCCAGCCAAGCTCGAGGTCAGGGTTCTCCACGGGGTTGTCGTTCTCGTCCACAAGCTCTGGGGTGGTGTTCGCCACAGGGGGCGGCAATTCGGGGAGTTCTCCATAGTAGAAATCATCTTCCATAGAGGTTCATCTCCTTCCATTTTGATTTTTTCATTTCGGACTTTCGGCAGTTTTCGCACTTCTCAGCGCAGGTCTGCCGAATATTGTAGGTGAAATTGAACGTGACCCGGGTTGTGGTCTTGTGCGCTATACCGCGAAACATAGTGGTACATTGGGCTTTGGCACAAATAAATCTTACATTGCAGACGCAGTAAATGATTCTGGCTACAACCTGAAATTTAGTGCAAGCTGGTCCAATTCTATTTACGGCAACAGTGCAACAGTCCAGCCCGCTGCATATTACGTGTACATGTGGAGAAGAACCGCATGATCACGCAGTGCGCCGCCACATATAAACATAGTAGGCGGCTGGTTGAACGGTGGAAGCATTGCCGTAAATCGAATTTGAATCCGAAGCATAAAACTGTGCCTCCGCCCATCCAAGCCAGTCGGACCTGTCCGTTTGTTGGCTGAAAGTGCTACAGTGGGAGCGCTTAAAAACACCTGTTGATTGATTAAAATGATCACTTACAAACAGATCTTTCAGTACACCCGTAATATTCGGCAGACCTGCGCTTACGGTGCTGCCTGCGCCGTGGGAACTGGAAACGCCCATCAGCACACGCTCAGAAGCAATGCTCTCCCACGTTCCGCCGAATAAGCTTGCCGGGCTGGTGGAACTGGTGGATATGTAGATAGCACCGACGGGGTATGCAGAAAGAGTGCCTCCGGTGGTTACTCGTGCCCAGCCGGAAAAATCGTTGCCATCAGTCCATCTCTGACGAAACGCCATTTCCCCTGTACTATGAGCAATATATACTTGTGTTACATTACCGGCATAATTCCACACCATAGCAATGCCGTATGTATATACCCCGCTTGGCCCATTCGTCCCCCAGCGTTCAGGTATCGTGCACCAGATTCCCGTCGCAAGAGTATCCCAATTACAGTTTTCGGGTATAGTATCTCTCCAAAGTAAGTTTCCACACGCCTGATCTAGGGTACTGGCTCCTGTTCCTCCATAAGAAATGCCAAGGATTCCGGCGTTAATTTCTGAGGCATTGGTTGTACCAGATGGCCCCTGCGGCCCTGTGTCCCCCTTATCTCCCTTGAATGCGCCCGAATCCGCCGCCTCCTGCAATGCCTTCATGGCTGCATTGGCAGAATTCTTGGCGCTCGCCTCGGAAGCTGCCGCACTTGCCGCAGAATCACTTGCATACCCTGCTGATTCATTGGCGCTGTTTGCGGAATCGCTTGCATACCCTGCCGATTCATTGGCGCTGTTTGCGGAAGCCGTTGCCGATTTTGCGCTTGCGTCCGCACTCCTCTTCGATTCCATTGCTGAATTGGCCGAGTCCGTGGCACTGGCAGCCGATTTGTCCGCGCTTGCCTTTGCCGCATCCCGTGCCGCTTCGGCCTGTTTCAGCAGCTCCTTCATCTTCTCCAGTGCGTCCGTGATGGCGCTTTTCACCCACTCAATGGCGCTGGCGATGTACTCTCGAACTTCTCGCCCATACAGTGCCTTTCGGATGCCTGTAATGATCTTGTCAAAGTCCATCTGGTTCCGTTTTACCTCCTTCCGGTCACTCCATTTTGAAATTTCAGCTCTGGTTCAGTCCCAGCCACTGGTTCAGGAAGCTGATGATTGCGTCCATCACACTCTGGATCTTCTCCTTGACTGCCTCCACCTGCTGCTGTTTCGTCAACTTTTCGGGGGTCAGGCCAAAGCTGAACACCTTGTTGTCCAGCGAATCCAGCGGCAAAGTCAGCTTCACGCACACCAGCCACTGGTCCAACTCGTGGGGGCTTGAGATGATCCGGGTTTTCTTCAAAAAGCCCAGCCGCTGTACATCCTCTCCGCCGTCTCTCCGGTCGTAGGCCGTCAGGGTCATCACGGGCTCCACGCTCTGGCGGTAATTGTCTAGTTCTTCCTGCGCTTTTTTCTTCAGGTCAGCGCTGGTAACATTGCCATCCACCTGGATACACTTCTCGATGATGCCATACTTTGCTTCTGCCGCCTCATCCCGCACTGTTTCCGAGATCGCGCTCACGGTGGTCGTCTTGAAGATCCACCAGCCGCTGGTGGTCGTCTGGGTGCCGTAGGCGGTCACTCTCGTCACGATGTCGCTCGCCATCTGTTCGAGGTAACTGAAATCCAGCAGGTTCACGCCAAACTCGATGGCCTGGGTCGTTTTTTCATCGGTGTCCAACAGGTAGTCAACGTAAATGCGCCAGACATCTGAACCGTTGTCTGCCTGCACGATGCGGGTGCGCAGGTACCCATCATACTCGTCCAGCAGGTAGGTTTGCAGCAGGTTCCACTGGCTCAGGAACAGCGTGCCCTGGTTCGTGGTGTCGATGGTGTTTCCCAGCTGGATGGTCACCTTTCCGATGCCGAACGTCCCGTACGGCCCCTGATAGTAGTCCTTGAGCGCTGCAACAGACTTGTAGAACAGGCTGTCGGTTGGTACAGTGCCGTCGCCCTTGGCAGTCAGGAAATACGTCCCGCCGTCTATTTTCGGAGTGTAGTTTTGCAGTTGTCCCAATACACCCGTCACATATACTCTGTAACTCAGGTCAAACTGTTTTTCGGTCTCGGTCACATACCCAAGCCAGATCGGAACGTCGTCCTCCAGTACCTCCATCCAGGTTTTCTGGAACTTCAGTGTCTTGTAGATAGGGTTCGTGTACTGGCCAATGGCGGAGTTCAGCTGGTAGGGGATCGTCGCCTCAAAGTTTCCGAACTCGTTTTTGGCCAGATTCAGGATGGGCTCTTCCAGAAATCGGTTCGAGACCTGTCCTTCCACCGCGTCACCCTGGGAATCGAAGATGCACTCCTTGCTGGTCCACCGGTAGCCCAGGGCGCTCACCCCGCCAAAGGTACCGGTCGTTTTTTCGATACTGCCTGCGTAAACTTTATATCCGATACTTCCTCACCCTCTCTGCATCCATTTTGAAATTTCGTAAAACGCTCTTCGTCCAGTTCAAAGTTACCGTACTGCCAATGGTTCCCCCTACTAGGGGAGCTGGCGAGCGATAGCGAGACTGAGAGGTTTACAAGTACGCCGGTTGATAGTAAAGCCCCACGGTCATGGCGGTCGTTGCGGTCAGCACCACCTCGTACACGTCATACCGCAGGTCGTTGTCCACGATGCCAAGGTCAGCCTTCGTGTTGCTGGTCAGGCTCACCGAGGTTGCCGTGTTCTTCAGCCCCAGCCGCTTTGCCTCGTCGTAAGGCCAGCTTCGGCTCTTCCGCAGCGTTGCCGTCAGGGTGCCTCCGCTTGCCCCGCTTCGCTCCACCTGAATGAGGCTCGGTTTCTCGCTGGGCGGCATCGGGAACTTGAGCGTCTCACCCGCCTTGATGGCAAGGTCTTTGCAGTACGGCAGGGCCAGGTCTGTCTCGAACCCGAAGTCGTCCCAGAGCCAGTCCTCCCGGATGCTCTCATATAAAAACTTGAATGGATAAAGGGTATATCCCAGCGTGATGAGCGAGTGCCCGTTCTGCTGTTTGATACCGCCGTCCACCCAGATCCTTCCCAAATAAAAGAACGCCGGGTCATCTTCCAGCCGCACACGCACTTGCCCGGGCGTTGCATTGCCCTTGTGCAGTATACGGGAAAGATGATCCAGCGCTCCTGCGCCGATGGGGCTGGAAAGGTTGCTCCCCCGCCATGCATCGGTGTCAAGATAAAATTCCCAGGTGCCTTCCCGGCTCTTGAATACCGGGTAGCCTGTTAAGCTGTTGGATAGGTAGGTCGTGCCATCTCGTCCTGGAACATCCACCGAGACGACCTTTTCCACAGGAGGAGCCACCACCGGCCGGGACGAGGGGATCATTTTCCAGTCATCCCAGGTGTTTTTGTCTCCGATCGTGATCGAATGGTACATCCAGCTCCTCCTTTATAATAATGTAGAAACTTTAACTCAGCAGATCGTCGGGTGGCTGAAGGTCATACGAGATCGTCAGCGTCACCCGGCCATCGTTGCCGTTTTTTACATTGCTCACCCAGCACCGGCCCTTGTATGTCTTGGTCTTGGCGGCAGTGAAAACGGTCCCGCCCAGTTCCAGCGAGACCGTGCATGTCCGCCCCTGCAAAATGCGCATCAGGCGGAAATATGTGCTCGTCCAGTCTCCCTCCCGGCTTGACCAGTCGGGGTAAAGCTGGATGCTCAGTCTTGTTTTGTCCGGGATACCGCAGCGCTCCCGCACCTCGTCCACGGCGTTTCGCCCGTAATCATCCCAGCTGGAATGGGGCGAGCCGTCCGCAACATAATAGAAATCCCATGTTCCTGTCGAGTTCTTGAAGGTCCGCTTTTTCAGCGGGGTCTTTTCAGGACTTCCGTGATAGGGCGGGAACTCCATGGTCTCGTATTTTTCGTCAAAGGCCTGGATGTGGATGGGATTCAGGGGGATCAGGTTGAAGTCTCTCGTGCTGTACTCCTGTAACACACCATCCGCATCCGTCACCTGAAAGATGACACCTGCATAGCTCGGGATGGTCGAAGCAATGGAGGTGTTCAGTGAACCCTGATCAGCCATTTACTTTCTCCTTCCCGAAATTTTTCCTAAGCCTTCGTCCACGTCGTTGATGATCTCGCCCACCAGTTTCCGGCCGTTCATCTGGACCTTCATGTTAGCCACGGCCCGGGCAATGCTGTCGATGTGCTCGCCTAGTGCCTCCACGCTCGAAACGATGTCGGCGTTAGGGTTTGCCTTCTGGTCAGCCTTGTTGTCCTCTTCCTGCTGAGACTTGGTCAGCTCGGCTTTGCGTACCACGTTGGCGGCAAGGCCTGCGGTGCGCTCTGCGTTCAGGGCTACCGTGCCGTTCTGGAACAGGGTGTCGTTCAGCCAGTCCACTCCATTTTGAACGTCGCTCATGTCCACTACGGGCTGGATGCTGGGTTCATACTCGAAGTCGTCGCTGGCAATGTCGCCCACTCGCTGGGCCAGATCCATCATGGTGGAAAGGGCAGTGTTGCTCACGTCCTGTACGCCCTGCACCACGGAGTCGGTCTCGTCGGTAATGCCCTGCGCCAAACCAAGGCTCAGGTATTCACCAATACCCGCCATCACGCGGCTGGGGGAATGAATCCCAAAGAAGTCGCAGAATCCGTTCACGATGCTGCTGCCGAAGTCGCAGATGCCGTTCCACACCGCACCAGCCGCACCGGTAATGCCCTGCCACAGGCCGGAGATCAGGTTTCCGCCCACGTCCACCAAGCCCTTGAAGCCGTTACTGATCCAGTCCCACAGGTGCGAGAAGGCATTTCCCAGCCAGTCAAAGAACCCGCTGAAGAAATCACCGATCTTGTCCCAGTTGGCGATCAGCAGTCCGCCGCCAGCGATGGCTGCGCCAATGAGCCAGCCTTCGGGGCCAATGGAGCCCAGCACGCTCACCAGAGTGCCGCCCAGTTCTCCCAGACCGCCCAGTAAGCCACCGGAGCCAGTGATCATCTCGCCGATACTGCCAAGGCCGCCCAGTGCTTCTCCCAGCAGTCCCGTGCCGCCCGTGGCAGAGCCCAGCAGGCCGCTCATGTTGCCCAGGATGCTGCCAAGGTTCTTGGCCGCACCGGTCACCTTGACCACCTGGCCCATCACCTTCAGGGTACCGCCGCCCTGGGCCAGTTTGTTGAAGGTCAGCATGGTCTTGCCCAGATTCATCATCGTCTGGCCAAATTCGCTGCCCATAAAGTCCAGCACGGTGGTAATGCCGCCGGTCACTGCCCCGCCCCAGTCACCGCTCACAAGGGCGGTAATGGTACCAAAGAGGTCGGTGATCACTTCGGTCACGCCGTCCTTGGTGGCCACGCCAAAGGCTCTGCTGAGCTTCGAGGCCATTTCCGGGGCGCTCTTCTGCACCTGTGCCCAGACGCTGTTGAAGCCCTCCTGAATGGGCCGCCAGTTCTTCGAGATGGAATAGCCCAGCTGCATCATCATCCGCTTGCCGGAGTCGTCCAGTTCAAAGGCATCCGCCAGAGTTTCCGCAAAGCCCACAAAGTTGTACTGTTCGCTTTGCAGGTCTGCCAGTGCATCCAGTGCGGTCTCGCTGTTCTTGCCAAACTTCTTCACAGCCTCGTCGTACTTCAGCTGCTTGTTCGTTACCTTCTTCAGGCTGTAGCTCATGCTGTCCAGTGCCGTGCCCACGCCGATGATGGCGGTCATGGTGCCCTGGGTAGCTGCCTTCCGTGCCTGGACGCTGTCGGCTCCGTATTGTTCCACCGCAGCCTTGTAAGCATCCTCCCGGCCCGCAAGGTCACCGTCTCCGTAGAGCTTGGCCAGCATGTTCTGCCGGTTGGTCACCAGCTTCTCCTGCTTTTCCAGGTAGGAGACCTTGCTGTCATAGGCATCCAGCTGGGCCTGATTCAGCTCGTTGATGAGCTTCTGCTGTTCGGTCTGCGCCTCCAGATACTGCTGGTAGGCCGCCTGGGTCTTCTGGCTTGCCTCACCAAACTCGTTTTTGATGGCGATATAGTCCTTCTCGGTGGCCAGCAGGATTTCCGCCTGGTTCTTGATCTTCCGGTTGATGTAGTCGATCTTCTTGTTGGACTTCTCGGTCACCTCGGCGCTGTCCTCGTACAGGGCGCTCCAAAGCTCGTATTCGTCCTCCGCGGTCTTGGCATCGGTCTCGTACCGCTCCTGAATGACCTTCAGGATGCTGTCCTGCTTGCTCCTCTGAAGCTCCGCAAGTGTCTTCTGTTCGCTCAGCAGGGTGCCGTAAGCGTCCTTGGTCTTGCTGTTGTTCGCGCCCACCTTGGCCAGCAGGGTGTCGTACTGCTCTTTCGCAATGCCCACCCGTTTGGTCTGGAGCTCGATCTCCCTTGTCAGACTCTCAGTCTTTTTGGCGATAAGCTCTTCCACCGTGGCCGTGTCGCCGCCCGTCACTTCCCACAGCGCGTATTCGCCGGTGGCGTTGGACATCTCGGTCTTGTTGGCCTTCAGCTTGTCGGAGAATGCACTTGCCAGCGTGTCTGCCAGCGACTTGCCGGATTTGGAAGCTTTGGATTTCGTGGAACTGGTCGGGGTGACTGCGTCGGCCACAGCGTCCTGTGCTTTCTGCCACCAGTTACCGAGGATGCCATACGGATCGTTCAGTGCCTTCTGGGCATCCGCGTTTCCCTGCTTGGCATTTGCAATTTCGGATTTTGTTGCGTTCCGGCTGCTGCCCGCTTTCTTCAGGCCGGTTTTGCCGGGGATGACAATTGCATCATCCATTGCATCGCTGAACTCATCCATCGCGGTAGACAATCCATTTTGATAAATTAGATTGCCAGGGTGCAGGGTGCTCAGCTTGAACGCATTGTAGAGCTCAGGCATCTTCTTCTGGATCGCAAGGGTCGTCTCGTCGATAGCCTGGAGGAAGCCGTCCTTCATCACCAACGCGCCAGAATAGCTTGCCTGCCGGAGTTCTTCCTGTTTTTGCTTGTCACCGATACCCAATAGTGCGCCCTCGAGAATGTTCTCGCTGTCGCTTGCTGCCAGGTCACTGGGCGAATGGATGCCCCAGAATGTCGTAAATACGCTTCGGATGGAAGAAGCCACGTTCAGCATGTTCGCCTTGGCCTGTGCCAGTGCACTCGGGTCGGCAATGCCTTCCGCCAGTCCCACGGTCACATACCGGCCAAGTTCTTCCATCACCCGGGAGGGAGAATGAGAATCGAAAGTCGTTTTGCTGGTCTCAATGACCGCGTTCGCAACTTCTTCTGAAGCATCTGCGGCTTCCTTCTTACCGTCAAGCTGGCCTTCTTTCATGCCCTCGCTTGCATTTTTACCGATGCCTGCAAATGCCTGATAGATGCCCGCCATCATGGAATCGCCGTTTTTCAGCTCATCCAGAATATCCGCAAAAGGCAGCACGAATGTCTGGGCCGAAACGCCCTTATCCTGCCCGCCCCAGTTTTTCGGATCGAGCGGGTTGTGGCTCCCTGCCCAGGTCGTGAATTTCGTCCAGAGGTCGTTCAGTGCTGGCTCGATTTTCTCCCAGATATACTCTGTCAGGCTCACCACCGTATCGATCACAGTTGTGCCCAAAACATACAGCGCCTGTCCGATCGAGGGGGCCGCCAGAATGATCGCGTCGCAGATAGCCTTGATGATTTTGGCGATTGAAGTCACCAGACTGCTTGCCACCTCGGCCAGACCCTGGAAAACACCGGCGATAAATTCGACCAGCGTCCATGCCAGTGCCTTGATGCCGTTCAAAAATACCTGGAAATTCAGGCCGTTCAGCAAACTTAGGCTGGATGCCAGATTCTGTACAAAGTTTGCGGCAGAGCTCAATGCCAACAGTGCACCAAGGCTCAGTGCCAGCGCGCTCAGAGAAAGGCTCAGTGCTACGATCACCGGAGTCACAGGAGCCAGGATCACTGCCGCACCGCCCATCACAACAAACGCACCGATGAGCGTCAACAGCCCTTTGCCGATGGTCTCCCAGCTCAGATTACCCAGACCCTGCAATGCAGGAACCAGAAGATTCACTGCCGCAGCCATCATAGTCAAACTAATGGCGCTGCCAAGGCTTCCTTTCGATAGATTCAGTGCGATCACACATGCACCCAGTCCACCGGCCATTGCAAGCAGTCCTCGCCCAATGGATTCCAGATCCATCTCAGCAAATTTAGAAACCGCGTCCTGAAGGATCTCCATGGATGCCGCCATCAGAACAAATCCGGTTCCCTTTCCGATGCCGAATTTTACACCGTCCATCATCTTGGCGGATATCACGAGCTCAGCACACAGAGCGCCTACTGCTCCGATTCCTTTTCCAAGAGATGTCAGGTTTAACCCACTCAATGCTTTCACGCTCGAAGCAAGAATTCGGATACTCGCCGCAAAGGCCATCATCCCGGCAGCGCCTTTCGTAAAGCGCCCGCCATCCTTCGAGAGAACTGCTGCAACTGCCGTCAGCTCAAGCATTACACCGCCCAAAGCCACCACACTTCCGAGCAGCTTGTCAGAATCGATCGTCGAGATGACCTTGAGTGCCCCCGAAAGTACAAGGACTGCTGCCGAAACCGCGACCATTCCCGCAGCGAGAACGCTCAGCTTCAGGCTCTGCACATTCTTCGTCAGTTGGGTCATTACGGCCATCACGCCCAGCAGTTCACCAAAGGTGATGGTCAGCGCTCCAATGGCCGCTCCAAGCCGGTCAGCTTTCACCATCGAGAGGACTGCCAGCGAGCCTGCCATCAGAGCCACTGCCTTGGCGATCGTCATCAGGGTATCTGCTTTCTTGGCCGATTTCCACGCATCTACCGCCTCGCCCAGAGATTCAATGCAGTCTTTGATGCCTCCTACCACATCTTTTGCGCTGGAGCCGATGGACTTGATGCTCTCGAGGAATCCCTTGATGGAAACCAACATGCTGGCTCCCATGCCGCCCAGAATAAACTGATTCAGCTTCTCCGGGTCAAACTCGTTGAACGCATCTTTTGCCCCTTCAGCAAACTGCGTGAAGATTTTATCCGCAGCCGAGCCGAAAGAATAAAGCACCGGAGCAGCCGCATTCACAAAATCGGTCACCCAGGTGCCAATCGTCTCCAACGGATGGAGCCCCTTCGTGATTTCGGAAGCAAACTCGCCGGCAGCCGATGCCGCATCCAACAGAATATCTGCCAGAGGCTTTGTCAGGTTCAGCACACGTACCATGCCGGAAATAATGCCTTCCAGAATATCTTTTCCGACCCGCAGGGCAGAGAACACACCCTCTGCGGTGGTCTTGATCTTCTTGGCCGTATCATCACTGATGATGAGTTTTTTGGTGATGCTATCCAGCCACTGGGCAAAGCTCTTGATCTCCTCCCCTGTTTTAGAGGGAAAAATCTCCTGAAATGCCTCACGGATGGGTTTTGCAATGGCAGTTGCCGCATCCATCAGATTCCACAGGCTCTGCATCAGATGCTCTCGGCCGGAAAGTTCCCGGATCTGTTTCGAGTAAGCCTCCAGGTCAAGCGTTCCATTTTGAACTTTCTTGTTCAGCTCTTCAAAGGCCTGAGCATTCTTCTCAACTTCTTCCCGATTCGTGCCTCGCTTTTCCAGTTCAGCATCGCTCAGGGTCAGCATTTTCTCAGCACTTGACTGCGCTTCGCCCAGTCCCTTTTTCAGGAGCTCTGCGCTGATGCCGCCCTGTTTGATCGCTTCACCAAAACTGCCTGCATCCTCGATCTGCTTTTCGGTAATGGCTCCGCTTGCAAGGGCCACCTGCTGCATGGCATAAGCGTAAGCGTCCGCCTGATCGCCCAGTTCATTTTCCAGAAGCTGGTTCCACCCGCTGTCCAGTCCACCCTTCAGCCGCTCGTTCAGCGCTTCGATGGGCGGCACAAAGATGTCGTACAGCCGGTTCGCCAGCTCCGTCCATGTGTCGGTGGCCTCTTCCTTGTTGCCAAAGAAGGTCTCGAAGACTTTCATCCAGGAAGAGCTGACCGCATCCTTGGTGGAGTCAATGGCCTGCCCAAAGCTGGTTGCCTGCTGGGCCGCCAGTGCAGCACGTTCTGCCAGTTCTCCGTATTGGCCACTCAGCTTCTCCAGCGCCTCCGAGCTGGTCATGCCGGGGTTTTGCTGGGTCATCTCGTACGCTGCCTCCATCATGGAAGCATACTTTGCGAAGGTCTTTTCCATGACCTCAGTGTTGGCCCACTTCTTCTGCAGGCTCGACTCAAAGCTGGCGATGGTCACCTCGCCCTTTTTCAGGGTGCCCAGCTCCACCGCTGTGTCAATGAGCTCCTGCTTCAGGGCCTTGGTGGCCGTACCCATCAGGTTCAGGCTCTTCCAGTCCTGAAGCTGCAAATGTCCGGCGCTGTAGCTCTGGGTCAGGTTCCGGATGGTGCTCTGGAACGCAAAGCCCGTCTTGCCCGCGTCTGCGGTGGCGTTGGCAATGCCCATGATCATGGGAATCATCTTGTCGATGTTGCCGCCCGCAGCCGTCATCTGGGAAAGAGCGCTGGTCATCTCGCTGAAGCTGTAGCTGGTCTCATCGGAGTACCACATCAGCTTGTTCAGGTAACCGTTCACCTGATCGATGCTCTTGCCCGTGGCGTTCATGATGGTCTGAACGTTGGAGGTCTTTTCGGTGTACTTGTCCCAGCCGCTCATCACCTGATCGACGGACAGGCTCTTGACCAGCTTCTCGCCCGCGTCCACAAATTTGTTGGTGATGTTCACCAGCGCCGTGGTGGCCACGATGTTCAGGTTCGAGAACTTGGATTCCAGCCGGTCAAGGCTCGTCTGCATGGTGGCAAAGTCCACGTTCTCCGCGGCTGCGTCCAGTTTCTCAAAGCCCTTTTCCGCTCCCTTAAACTGGAGCTTCTCCATCAGCCGGTCAATGGTCGAGATGGTCTTTTTTGTATTCTTCTCAAAGTTTTCGTTGTCGAACCGCATTTCAACAACGCGGCTGTCCACTTCCCTGCTCATTCTGTCCTCACCTCGCCCCATGCTCTGGCCGCGATCCGCTCAAAGACCGGCCGCATTGCCGGGTTAATGTAATCCACACCCTCTACATACCCTCCGTTTCGTGTTCCGTGGCCATATTGCAGGATCACCGCAATGGGCACGCCGTCCACGATGTTGGAGTTTTTCCATGTAATAACGATGCTTTCCCTGCCCTTTGTCACCTCGTAGCTCCAGCTGGCCGCGGTCTTTCCCGTGTCCTTGGGGGTCGCTTTCGCAAGGGCATCCACCCCTTCCTGGCCGTACAGGTTCAGTACGTCGTCCAGGTCGAGGTCGGAACATCGCTTCAAAAATTTCCGGGTCTTTTTCCAGTCGCCTTTCTGGCGAAAGATGATGACTTTCGACATGCTTATCCTCTTGTTTTCAGCTTGGCCTTTCTCTGCTCATTCAGCATTCTCTGCTGGGCCATCCGTTCGCCCTTGCTCATCTTCTTCATCGGTGCCTGGCTCTCCTGGCAGACCCGGATCATGGTAAGGAGCCGGTTCAGATGCCACTTTTCGCACTCCTTCGGGATGCCGTATGTGAACATCTGGCAATAAAGAATCTCAGCCGTTGTCTCCGTTCCATTTCTCCTGGGCGGGCGTTTCGGTCGAGGTTTCGTTTTATTTTTTATTTCGTTCGGTCTTGGCTCCCCGGCAAACCATGTTGCGGTCATGGGAGCTTCCATATATTCGTTAATGGAACGGTACTGTTCCCGGGTCAGTCTGGCGTACACTTCGGGGTCTACCCCTTTGGTCACCGTCATGCAGCGGATGTAGTCCAGCCACTGCTCCACGGTCAGCTTGTCCAGATTGCTCAGGAACGGTATATTCCAGTTGCTTTCCCAATGAGCCAGGGAGAGCAGTGAGTGCTCCAGTTTCAGCGTTACCGGTTCCGAATAGACAAATTCCTCTGTCTTTGCGTTCCAGCTCTGCTTTGCCGGAATGTTTAACGTCAGCACCCGCTCCACCTCCCTGGGGTGTTTTCATTGAGGCGCTCTTTTCAGAGTGCTCTCCATTTTGAATGTTCGGTCAGTTGTGAGGGCAGGCTTACTGCTCGTCGGTGCCCTTCTTCGGGCCTTCCAGCACCATCAGGCCGGGCTGGGCGTTCACAGGGGCGGCCTTCTTGGTCTCCTCCTTCATGTCCTCCGGCAGGATGCCCTCAAAGAATGCGGCCGCTGCCTCGCCGTTGGAGGCCAGCTTGTAGTACAGGTCGCTGTAGGCCTGGGTGGACATAAAGTCCGCCAGCACCGCATCGTTCTTGATGAACTTCCGGCCGTCCGGGCTCAACACACCGTAGCTCTTGCAGATGATCTGCTTGAACAGCTTGGCAAGCTCCAGCTGGCTCTGGGCGGCAGTGATGCGGTTGATCATCTGCACAAGGCCGCCCTCGGTGGTCAGCTCCATCTCCATGATCTCGGCACGGGTCAGATTGAAGTAGTAGTCTTCCGTCCGCTCAGTACCGCCAAAGTCCACGGTGGTCATCGTCTTTTTCAGCATTTTTCTTCTCCTTTATCGTGTTCATTGATGCTTGGCTTCTTACACCTGGCCCTCGCTGTCGGTGATCAGCTTGATCAGCTCGTCGGGGGAAGGCAGGGTCGCCTCGGCAGTCTCGGTGCCCCACAGCTTGTCCTGAATGGCCTTCACGGTGGCAGGCTTCAGCTTGGAGCAGTCGATCTCCATGTGGCTGGTGGGGCGGTGGCCGGTCACGCTCACGGGGGAGGTGGTGCACTCCCAGCTGAAGGTGATGGCATCGGGGTTGTCGTTGATGGTGGCGTAGCTCTTCTCGCTGGGGGAAGCGGTGCTGTTCCACGCAATGTGGATCTTCTGGCTCACCTCGTCATCAACGTCGTTGCCCACGGTGGTCACCCAGCTGAAGCCAAAGCCCTGGCGCTTCTGCTGGCCGATGGAAACACCCGTTGCAACCTGTGCGGAACCGTCGCAGGGCTCCCACTCGGGGGGATAGGTGTAGGCTTCGATGGTGTAGCCGTACTCCTCGGCAGAGCGCAGAGAAGCATACTTGATGTCATCAGCGTAGAGCTTGGTCTCCTCAGCGCCGGAGGGGCTCTCGGTCACGGCGGTCAGGCCATTCCAGGCCTTGCCCTTATCGTAAGCGCCGGTGTTGTTCATGGGATACAGGACACCCAGCTTGGTGCCCATCTCGTAAAACTTTTCGCCGACAGCGTCCCAAATCAGTCTGGACATATAGTTCCTCCTTAGATGTAGATCGTAAAAACGGTATGGTATAATCCGTCCGAAACAAAAGAGCGGTCGTAGGTGCATTTCGGCAACACACTTACGGCCGCTTTGATCTTGCTGTCAGGGTCTTTGTCCATCACGGTCACCGTGTAGAACGGATGCTGGATGTAGACCCTGTTGTTTGCATGGTTGTTTCGGATTCTGCTTTCGCTGTACACGATGCAGGGATATTGGAGCTGGAATCCAGCTTTCGGCTGAAAATAGAGGTGGATCGACGCGGTATTCTCTTTCAGCACTTCGCGTAAGAGTGCGTCAACCTTCAGTCGTGCATCCATTCCAGAGCCCTCCCAGGGTCAGGATCAGGCGCGGGTATTGTACCTTCACGCTGGATACCTGCCATTTCTGTCCCATGAACGTCGCATACCGGAGCTTGTAGAGATGATCTCGTGCAAACGGGTCGGCTACAATGCTCAGTTGGTTTCCCACCGTGATGTCAGGGTTCACCTTGTCCCCCAGCTGCATCTGCCGTCCAAATTCCAGTACATCGCCAAAATATTGGCGTTCTGTCATCTTTTCGGTAAATACACTGGGGGCAGTCTCTTCTACCTCATCGGCAAAGCCAAGCTTTCCGCTGTATTTCATCTCTTCTCACTCCATTTTGATTAGTTACAACTAACTAAAAGGGCTGAAAACTCAGTCCTCAGCCTTTGCCGTCCAGGTTGCCGCAGCGCTGCCGTCGTAGGTGATAAAGCCAGTGGCGGTCATTGCCACAGCCTGGAGCACGTTGGTGCCGTCGTCAATCATCAGGCGGCCCAGCTTGAATGCCTTCTCGGCATCTGCCTTCTTCACCTCGGTGGTGTGGGCGGCATCCTCGTACAGCTTGTTGTCGGAATGGCCATAGGCAATGTAGTTTGCCACATGCAGGTCATAGCCGGTCTCGTAATAGGGTTTCAGCATAGGTTTCTCTCCTTTCCCACAACGGGTTAAGCGGCCCACTCAACGGCCATTGCGCTGAACGGGGTGGTCAGAGCGCCGGAGCAGCGGGTCTCGATCAGGTACTTCTGCGCGTTGAAGTCGATGTCGAAGTCATCGAACATGGAAACAGCGCCGCCCTTGTCAGCACCCACAGTGTAATCGGCCAGGTTGACAACGATAGCGACCAGGTCGCCGCCCTTGGCACCCTTGCGGCCCTCCATCTCGGGCACAGTCACGATCTTTGCAACACGCAGCTTGCGGGCCAGAGCAGCCTCGTCGGCATACAGCGGGTGGCCGATGCCGTCCTCCAGCAGGAGCATCTCGGTCAGAGCGTCCTCGGTGGTGAACAGGGTCGGAGTGCCGGAGCCGCGGTAGTCCTTGCGGGCACGGATGATCTGCTTGATCAGGGCCTTGTACTTGTCCTCCACGGTGGTCAGGCCGGTGGTCTTGCACTGAACCTTGATGGTAAACAGGTCTGCATCATTGAAGACGGGGCGGATGCAGTTCTCATCGATCTTGTCCTCAGAGGCTGCCAGACGGCCATCACCCAGCAGGTATGCCAGAGCCAGCTCACGGTTCAGCTTCAGGCGCATCTCCTGCTTCAGCCATGCCACAACGTCAAAGCTGGTAATGTCGATCACATCGTCGCGATCCAGCTTCTGCTTCTTGTAGACGGTGGTGGGGCTGGTGGAGCGGCGCAGCAGGCCAAAGACCTCTTCCTTCTTGAAGTTGCCCTTGATGTAACCCTTGGCGCGAGCATCCTCCTCGGTCAGGTCAGCAAACATGCTCTTGAAGCGGCTGAACGGGATGTGGTGGACAGCGCCCATGACCACGCTCACCCAGTCGTCGGGCTTGTCGATGATGCGGGGCGGGGTGTCCAGCAGGTGATCCTCGGGGAACAGGTAGTCGATGTTGTCGATGCTGTGGGTCAGCTCGTCACCGGTCATACCGGCATCCTCAAAGGCAGCCTTCATGGTGCCATGGCTCTTGGCGGTCTTGACCACCTGGTTGATGTCCTCAATGCTGTGCTTCAGCACGGTCTGGTTGGTGTCCTTGTCAAATGCGTTGTGCTTCACGGTATCGTCCTCCTCACCGTCAGTCTCGTCGCCGTTTTCATCGGGCATTGCAGAACCGATGATCGCATACACGACATTTTTTTGTTTTTCCGTCAGAGTGTTAAAGACATCCTCTACGGTTTCTTCCTTGTTTACGTTCTTTTCGTCCACCATCTTGGCTTCCTCCTGCGTTACTTTGTCGCCAGTCACGGCATCGCCGCTGTCTGCGCTGTGAGAAATGTCTTCCAGCGGATTGCCGTCCGGGTCCATGCCATGGGTGATACTCAGGGCTGTATCCGAGACGATAAACGCCTCGCCGCCCTCGTAATCTTCATCGGCGCTGTGCTTGATCACCTCGTCGATCATCGCACCCGGGTTACAACCCGCCAGAACCAGACTTACCTCCTGGATGATGCCGTGTTTTACGACATTGCCAACTTTTGTCAATCCGTTCGCATAAATCGAAAAAGCGTTCAGGTCTCCATTTTCCACACACTGTTTTGCAGTTTGGCCGGTCGGGGTATCGTTGAACTTGGCATAGCAGTACATACCGCCGGGCCGGTTTTCCAGCAGACAATGCCCAAGCACGTTATCGATACTGTTATGGTCATGGTTGTACACCATAGGGCGAACCTTACCACTGCACTCCTTGAAGGCATCCTGCGCGATCACCAGGCCATCGTAGCACTGGACGTTCGCTTTCGTGGCCCAGCCGCTGCAATCGTAGTCAAAATTAACCATTTTGATTTGCAATACTCCTCTCTACGGCATCTCGCCCTGCCGTGATTGTTTTGTTCTGAGCAGCAATTTCCTCACTCGACTGGCTGATGTTTGCATTCCGCAGTTCATCTGCCTTAGGGTCCTTGCTGGGCTTCATGCCAATGGCCTGACGGAACTCGTTCGAGGTCATAATCTCGTTCCGGGTAAACTTGTCCGCCATCTCGGCAACGGTGGAAACAGGGGTCAGCTTGAACGGGTCACGGAAGTACATCACCGATTCCCGGTTCGCCCGGTCTTCCTCGGTCAGGAACTTTCGCCGGATCTCATCCACGACAGCTGCCACAATGGGTTCGATGGTGCGGTTCTCGTAGTTGGTCATCACAGCATCGGAAGCAGTACCGTTCATGATCTCCGGGGTGATACCCAACTGGCTGTATGCCATGTTGGTCAGGTATTCCACGGTCTTCAGAAGGTTGTTTTCGAGGCTGCGGTTCAGCTGCGTGATATGCTCCGTGCCATCGGTGTAGGCAATGCCGTATTTGGAATTGGCGAGCTGCTGCTCGATCTCTGCTCTCCGCTTTTCGGCCTGTTCTTTCTTTGCATCCGTTCGGATGACATAGGGCAGCTGAATGATCATGTCCAGCTTGTTGCTACCCACCTGCTCATCAACCACGTCCATCAGGTTCAGCTTCCGGATCAGGCGCTGCACCGTTCCATTCGGCTCGTTCATAACGGCATAGAACGGGTTTTCGATGATCGCCACCTTGTCTTTCGGCAGGGTAATCTCTTCCTTCAGGCCAGTCCGGTCGTTGTAAACTTCCATCCGAACATCATCCGGGTACCACTCCAGTACCTTTCCGACCCGCATGGATTCAAATTCGGTCTTGCCTGTCCTCGTGTCATAGTTGGTGTCAATGGGCACCAGTGCTACTACACCCTCGTCCAGCATCGAAAGAAACAGGTCAAACCGCAAAGAGCGGCCTGTCTGGTCTTTGTTGCCGGAAAGGTTCAGACAAGAATTAAGGCCCGAATCAACGGTTTCGTCATAGCGTCCGTTTTCATCGAGCCTTACATGATTGATGGTGATCGCCGCAGCATCCATTGCAATGCGGGTGTTGATGGCCGTCATAATCGTCCGGTCATTGGTTCGGTTCAGCCGTACCCGGTCGGGCCGGTTGCTGTAACCTCCCCCAATATAAATTTTTCCGGGAGGGTCCCGGTTCAGAAAAGCATTCCAGGCATGTCGCAGTCTGGAGCCAAGGGTTTGTGATGTCATTTTGATTCCCTCCGGCTTACACTTCTGTGTATTGAGCGTACATACGGCCTCTCGTTTCGTTCTTATACGCTTTTTCCGCCGCCATATTTGTGAGCGCCCTTGCTACGGCATGTTTGGCCGCATTTTTAGCAGCCGAACTAACTTTACCTCCAGTCAGATAGTCATAGACATATACGCTTGCTACCGCTCTTGAAACGGCTTTTCCTCGTGCAATTCGCTTCTTTTCTCTCTCCACAGCGGTCTTTTTACCCATTCCCTTGGAATAATCCTTTTCGATTCGGTTTGCGCCTTTAACGCCATAGTCCATTCGATACATTGTTTTTTGATAACTTGTAAGCTTACGATCAGGGTCGCCATATTTTTTCTTTCCCGCCGCAGTTAAAGTACCATCAGGGTTCTGGTAACGCCGTACACCCCACTTCATGCCTTTAATGCCGTAATGATAAAGCTCCATGCTTCCATCATTCCATTGCCACATATTTCCTCCTCATGCGCCATGTGCTTTCATCGTTGTAACCAGTGCTCCACTGACGACCGCATTCTTGAAAGCACCCGATTCAACGATATTCTTACCGATTTTCATCACAGCAGAACCATTGTTGTAAAGGGTCGTAACAGTCCCAAGTGCCGTGGCGGTTGCCCCAGCAATTTTAATCGCTTTTTGGATCTTGCTGGGAGAAGCCGTAAGCCGTTCATACTGTTTCTCTTTTTGCAATCGGTTGATACGCGCATTCAGCTCACTGTCGCTCATTTCACGGACGCTTTTCTTCGTATGAGCGCGTGTATAGTCTTCGTGATCCTGCGCATAGTGCTTCTTTCCCTCGGAAGTAAGCGTGCCATCCTTATTCTGGTAGCGCCGCACGCCCCATTTCATGCCTTTGATACCCCAATGGTAGAGTTCATCGCTATATACCGTCATGTTCCACCTCCTTTGCAAACAAAAAATGCACCAGCCGTTAAGCTGATGCACTATCATGTTTCTTTATTTAATTGCAACAATTTCAGGGCCAGTAATCTCTAATTCACCATCAAGAATGATGCTTTCGATTCCTTCAGGCTCATTATCCTCTGGAAAAATATAATCCGTCACCACTCCAGAATATTTCTTTCCATCAGAAGTGATTACCGTCACTCTTTTTCCTTCATAAGCTCTCAGTTTCACGATGTCGCATCCTCTCTTACTGGATAAATATGTGTACCCTTATTGGAATAAATAATGAGCGCGTTATGGGTTTCATGTTCAGCGCCATCCAAATCAACATATACGCCAATTGGCTCGTCAGATCGAACACGCTCTTTCTTTACCCATTCACCCTTATTTGAAGAGATCAGCGTTCCTGTTCCATGAAGCCTTAAAATATAGCGCTGTGCTTTATCAGCACTAAAATAGGTGTAGCTTTTGCCTTGCTTATACAAAGGCGAATTACGGTCATGCTCCGATTGCTTGTTTTTCCGAATAGCAAGACTAACTTCACCCTTTTGCACAGCTCTTCGTAATACCGATGAGTTTATTTTAGCACGTTCAGGTTTATCTGTATAGGGTTTATGTCCCAGCTGAGCCGGAGTTCTCCGCACGCCCCATTTCATGCCTTTGATACCATAATGATAAAGCTCATCTGGATTTCTCCAGCGCCAAATACATTCATCCCTTCTCATTTTATTCCTTTACTCAAACGCATCCCGGTTCTGTTTCCACGCCACGTAAGCGTCCATCATGGCAGCCACTGCATCGATCTTCTGATCCTGCCGCTGTTTGTAGAGCTTCCGGTTGCCATTGGTGTCCACCAGTGTAATGCAGTTGCCCATGGCAAATTGCATCAGCTGTTCGTCAAACAGCAGCTTCCGCTGTTCGCTCAGCTTTTTCAGCTCACCCAGCGGCACGCTTTCGGTCTTTGCACCCTGGATCACTTTCACAACGCCAAAGGTACTGTTTTCATCGCCCCAGCGCTTCACGAACTCCTGTGCGTTGTAGGGATCGTAGCCAAACGCCCGTACGTCGTACTCGTTCTCCATGATAAAGCTGTCCAGATCATCGTACACCTGCATCATGTCCAGGACCGTGCCGTCAAACACGAACAGGGTCCCTTCCCGCATAAACTCCTCATACTGCTGCCGTCTCGAAGCCGGAAGCTGGCTGAGGGTGTAGGATGTGATGTAGTCCCGCGTCTTGACCCCAAAATATCCATTGGACAGCGGAAACAGGAAGGTAAAGGCACAGAAGTCGTCGCCCATGGAAAGGTCCGCGCCCATGGCACAGGGCATCTGCCAGAAGCTTCTCTTCCTGTGGCATAGGGTCTCCTCGTAGGGGAAGAAATAGGTGTAGCCCTCCATAGGCAGATTGAAGCGCTTGGCCAGAATATCGTTTCGGGCGCTGGGGGATTTCTCCGCACGCTCCACGTCCAACTGGTAGGTCTCGTAGCTCACGGTCTTGCCCAGGTTCGGGTTGGCCTTCAGCCACATCTCCGGCTGGCCCACTTCCTCAATGGAGTCCAGCTTGTAGTACCAGATGGACACATGGGGGTTGACGTACTCCCCTTTCAGGATGCTCATCAACTCCATTTTGATGTCGTCGCCGCAGCCGTTGCGCACCGTGCCCTCGGAGGAAGCCGCCACGATGAGATAATTCTCGTTCTTGGCTGCGCCCTGTTCAATGGCACCAATGGGGTCTTCCCGGATGTCGCAGGAGAGCCACTCGTCTACGGTCGCCACAGTGTCGCGCCGTCCTTGCAGCTTCTCAATGGTCATCGGGCGCACTTCCAGCAGGCTGTTGGTCAAAAAGTTCTCGATGCCCTTCTTGGTGGAAGCCATCTTCACCCGGTCTGCCTTGGAGCCGGTGGTGTTTTGCAGGCTGCCCTCTGTCATAAACTGGAACACCGGCCCCTTTGCCCGCGCCAATGCGGTGCGGAAGGGTGCCAGCACCTCCTCGGCCTGTTTCATGGTCGGGGCAGTGGTCAGCTGTTGGGTCGTGGTGGTGTACGCCGTCAGGAAGTAGGCCTGCAAAAACTCAAGGTACATGGTCTTCGCAGCCGATCGGGTAATGATGAGGTACTGCTTTGTCACCAGCCGCTTTTTCAGCCGCCGGGTCTCGTAGTGTCCACCGCCTCCGTGCTCATTCGGCACAAAGACGCTCCGCTCCACAAAGTAGTACCACCCGAAGATCTCTTCTGCCCATAGCTTAAAACTATCCAGCATCTTCACGTCGGTGCCGTCCGTCAGGGTCAGCTCGTCCTCGCAGAACGAAATAAAGCCGTTCACCGCTTTGTCGTCATAGTAGATGCCGGGGTTGGCGATCAGGTCGTCGATCCGCTCCATCTCCATGGCGATTTCCCGGCAGACCGGTATTTCACCACGCATCACGGCCTCTCTGAAACGGCCGTAATAGATCGGCGTGGCCGTGTTCGAGAGTGCCATTTTCAATTCTCCTATTATAATAAGGTGGGAACCTTACGTTTTATCCTGAATCACTGTCCAGTATCTCGGCCAAGTGGTCATTTCCAAATATTCGAGCAGCCATTTAGGATCGCTCAAATCTCGTTCGATTCCATCCTCACGATGCACCACCAAATGCCCGTCGGCATTGATATACCAGTAATCTTTGTAGTCATGCCTACCAGTTTCATCAACATAGTAGCAGTACATACAAATTTTCTTACCCGAAACCAATTGGCGATATGCTTCGGGCCATTCCATCAGGATGTTGCCTTCATGTTTCACCATGTTGTCACGCTTCTTTCTCAAAATTATCGTGCTCCACATTCAGCCGCCATTCCATTTCCGCCACGGTGTTCTTCAGTGCTTCCATGGTAGTGCTGCTCTGTGGCGGGTCAAAGCCCAGCAGCCGTACCTTCACGGCCACGTAAGCCTTCACCGCTTCCACCTTCACCGGGTCGGCAACGAACTCCGTCCATTCGTTTTCTTTCCCGGAAATGGCATACCCTTCGCCGGGCCCCACGCCCATCTGCACCAGCGCAAACAGCGCCATGTTGATGTACATGATGATGTCCGCGTCAAAGTCGGTGCACTCCTCGGCAATGCCCAGCAGCTTCTTCACGCTTGTAAGGATGCTGTCCATATTGAGCCTCCGTCAATGTGCGGTGTTTCCGTCCGCAATGCGCTGGTTCTCCCACTTCTTGTACACGTCGAGGTAGGTCTCCTTCTTGTCGCCGTTGTGGGTGATCTCATAGTACATGCCATCGGATACGGTGGTGCTTACAAGCGCCTTCCAGTTCTGCAAGGTCTTCGAGAACCATACGATGAACACATCCTCCATCGTCAACTTCTTGCCGTCGGTCGCGTCCACATGACTGTTGAAGTAGTCCACCACCAGCTGCTTTGCGCGGGTCATAAAATCTCTCTGTTCCATTTTTATTCCTCCTCGGCATCGCTGTAGCCACCCATAATGTAGCTCATCATGGCATAATACCAGTCCTTCTGAGCCCTCGCCAGAAGTTCCAGTTCGGCCAGATGGTGGGGCGCGCCGTCCTTCCCCATGGCTGCTTCTTTCTGTGCACTCTCCTCGACCAGCTTAGCCAGCCTCCCCGCATCAATCGCCACCTGACCAGGTTTCAGCAAAACGAGATCTCCCTCAGCACTCGGAGCAGCGTTTTGTGCGGTCACAGCATGATTCTCATCCCTCCGCGGGACAATCTTCATCCCATCAAGCGTAATATCCCCGGCCCGTGTTGCCCGCACCTGCTGCCCATCCACGTTCGTGGCCAAAGCATCGTCAAAGTCAAAGCCCCTGTTCCGCGGTACAGCCGTATAGCCCTGCTGGAGCCCGGCCTCCGCAATGCCCACGTTCGCCCAGAGCAGTGCCTCGTCCAGCTTGGTCAGCGCCAGGCTTCTCGCGCGGCTCGGTGCAAGGTGCTGGAGCATCGCCTCTGCCTCTTCCAGCTTCCGCCGCAGCCCCATGGCGTAGTCCTGCTCTCGCCGGTTAAATGCTTTTTTCTGGTACATACTCATTTCCTCCACTGGATATCAGGCTTTCTTCTTTACATACAACATATGGATTGATATACTTATCTCAAACGGTATTTCTTATACTTCGGAGGCAATATGTGCAGTCTTACACCTGTCCAAACTGCGGTGCTCCTGTAAAAATGGATGACCACGGTGCATTTCTCGAGTGTCCTTATTGCGGATCACAGTTCAAGCCCGATGATTCTTTATCTGATGAGCCAAGCAGTCGTCAAACGGATTCGGACGATGATAACGAAGAACTTCGCACCTATGCAGAAATAGTAAATCGCCATATTCCAGAATTTTCGGTCACCGAATTCATCGATAGAGCCAAGCATATTCTCGAAAGAACTCTTGATTTTCTCGGTGATCACGGAATGTACATCCAAGTCGGTGTCGTTTTGCTTTTTGTCGCCTTAGCCATTGTCAGTTTCTTCTTGTAACTTATTCATGTTTTTATCCATGGGCAGGTGTCACCCGGTCTTCTTTCTCCGTCCGGCAGCTTCGGGCCCTTTCCCGTTCCGTAATGGATCACCTTGTGCGTTGCCGCCGAAACGCAAATGGCGTTCTCCGGATCAAGCAGCTTTTCACACTTGTCAGGATGTTTTCCATCTTGATTTTTTCCTTATTTATACTGATACTTAACCCATGGATCATCAGGGAGTACCGACGATTCGTCCAACTTAAATCCGGATTTCTCGGCGATTTTTATAGATCCAGCATTATCTTTTCTGGCCCACCAGACAATTTGGTCGTATTCGTCTTTATGTGCGTCCAGCCATTTCATGCCTTTTTCGGCTACTTTTGAGCAATAGCCCTTGTTCCGATACTTACTTCCAGCTCTTGTTCCAATGGAGACCGCCACTCCTTTTTCATCACCAATGATGTCAAAAAAAGAAATAGGCACATCCCCTGATTTTTCAACAAAACGTTTTACGTATGCATACCCATCCTCGGCTCTTTTCTGATAAACATCCCCATCAAGGTTGAGGAGTTCTCTGTCTTTTCGAGACATTGTTTTTACAATTTCGTTTACAGCATCCATGTTTTTGTTTACATCCATGGCACGCTTCCGCGCTTTCCCCTCACTCGTCAATGTTCCATCCGGGTTCTGGAACCGGCGCACGCCCCACTTTTGGCCCTTGATGCCATGGTGATAAATATAATCGCTCATTTTATTTCCTCCATGGGCAGGTGTCGCCCGGCTTCCGTTCACCATCCGGCATATTTTTATTTTGACCGGTGCCATAATGGATCACCTTATGCGTCACCGCTGAAACACAAATGGCGTTCTCCGGGTCAAGCAGCTTCTCGCTGTGCTGGAGAACGTCTTCTTTTGTTATGGGGTTCATGTGGTGGATGGAGATCTTCGGCTTTACTGGCCGCCCATCCCGCAGCACCCAGTCAGTGATTGGGTGATCTTTACACCCCAAATCACATCCCATGTCCCGCGCAATGATTTTGTCTCGGAACTGCCGCCACTCTCTCGATTGGTAGAAGTCCTGGTTCAGCCATCGGTCAAACCCGAAGGTGTCCTTCCCCACCTCACCGTGCAGCTGTAAATATTCCAGCCGCTCTTCATAGGTCGGCAGGGTGCATAGTTCTGTGTAGCTTTTCATAAGCGCTTTCATCACTTTTATTATTTACGGTAACCGCCAAACCATCCTTCAACGGCTCGCCTGACTGATACATAAGGTAACGCCATAATTGCTCGAGTTCATCTCGTGTCATGTTCAACACCTCAAAAGACCCAGCCATCTGCCACAAATGCACCGAACAGCATAACACCTACTGTTCCGGAGATTGCACACATGAGAATCGTGTCGAATTTCCGGTTCACGCCGGTGTATTCAAGCGACAGGAAAACTTCCACCAGAAGAACCGGAATCATAGCAAACACCAGAATACGAAATACCTCAGCACTCATACTCGTCATCCTCTCCCAGGCCGTTGTATTTCTTCATAGCAGCAATGACTTTCTCGTACAGCTCCTCGGAGTGCTTTACATTTTGGAGCGTCTCAGTCTTTGCCCTCAGCAGCTTGTTTTCCTCTTCCAGCTTTGTTTTCTCCAACTCGTTCTTAGAGGTTGCCAGCTTCAGAAAATGGGTCGTCTCAGCGCTGGATGCCGTACCTTCCAGCAGTCGTTTCTCAACCAGCTTCATCGCCAGGTTGATCATATAGTTTTCTTGTGCTTCCGGGGTTCTTGCAGGCCGCGAAGTTGCAGCCGACATTTCACCCGGAGCAGACTTCTTAGGTTTCATTGTAATAACCTCGTTTCGCATTCCTATTTTGCTTTTGCAAGGGTTCATGGGAGTCGCAGTAGTACCGGTTAAGCCTGTCTCATTTGAAAGGAGAAGAAAAAGCAGATCATGCCCAATGGAGGTTGAACATCGTGAAAGCCCTGAACCCAAATATATAGGAGGATACTACTCCCATGAGCCCTTGCAAAAACCGCCGAAGCCCCAGTCTACACCCCAGAACCTCGGCAATTTCCCATATGACTGTAAATCTCAACACCTGCTGTGGATACAGGCATCGAGAGTTTACACAAATATAATCGGCAGCTTTCGCTGTCGGAGCCTTAAAGCCCAACTATCAATTTTCCCTCCGGGGAAATATCAAAGATCGGCGCGATTTGAGAGGGGGTGCCGATTTTGAGACCCCCTCCCTATGGTTTACGCAGTTTGGCCTAGCGTATCTTCGTCAGATACATTGATTTTGAGCTTTTTGTAAATGTTTATTGGATCAGCAGCAACAATCTTGTCGATTGCTTTCTCAATTTCATAGGCATTTTCGTTGTCCGTGAACTGAGAGGAGGTCTCGGCGATCCTCATAAGCAAACCAGAAGAGTTGTAGCCATGATCAACGTCATATTGGTACCACTTTTCAAACTCCTCATACGGACTGTACGGGTTGTCAAAGGTGGTAAGAAAGCATCGAACCATAATTCAAAGCCTCTTTCTTGATGGATTGTTACTTATTGAGTGCACTATAAATAGTAGATTCAGGAACGCCACAAGCCTTTGCGATTTCGGCATAAGAATAACCGCTTCGCAGCATTGCACTTGCTTTGGACATCTTTGCAGAAGTCATAACAGTTGCATTCTTTGGCATTGCACGCTTCACAATTTCATCAGAATCAGACGAATTAAGGAATTTCGTCAGCATGTTGTCTGAAATTGCACCAGCTTGAACAGCTTCCCATTCCTTATCCGTGAAGGTGACCTTGGATCTGCGTCCGCTTGCACCAACTGAATCACGAGCACGCTGCATTTCGACAGAAGAGATTTTCTTAATCTCTTTTTTATCTTCTGTAATGTTGGGGTTCAAACCTTGCTCTTGAATCTTTGCCTTAATATTAGCATTAGCAATTAGCATCGCCTTGCGTTCTTTGGGTTTATTGGCGATCATATTTGCATACTTAGCTTTCAGCGAAGCTACTTCAGGGGCATACTTTTTAGCAGCTTCAGCACTGTATTCGAGTCCTTTCATATTAACAGCTTCTTTTCGAGCTTGAGCGGCCATGGCCTTCAGCTTATTAGAGAAGTCCGCATATAGGTTCTCTTGAACAGTGCCAGAAGACAGAGTTCGAGCATCTTTCGTTTCGGAAATCAGGCTGACAGTATCCTCCGCTAGACGCTTCTTGCCGCTTTTGGGGTCAGTGAATGTCCGTCCGCTCTCCTTGTAAATATACTCACCGGTCTCCTTGTCTATGCGGACACTGCCACGACGCTCCGGCACTCGTACTGTCTGCTTACGCCGGGACAGCAGCGTGGATGCACCACCATACTTAGTGTTTCCTTCTTCGTCAACACGAATCTGCCACTTCTGCTTCAGCTCGGGGATGCCATTTTCGCGCTCAGAACGCTTATAGTCCAGCTTATGCTTTTCTGCATCGATAACGACCATAGAGTGCTTAACCGCACGTGCAAGCTCGTCCTCATCGGCACCTCGCAATGTCATATCAGTGATGAGGTTGGAGATCACGCCCATTTCGCGCTGCTTCTCCTCTTTCTTCATCAGCCTGACATTGTTCGGATTGCCTTCAGGAACTGCATAAGAGGTCTTGGGATCGAATCCTTCCAGTGCTTTCAATGCACGGGTGGACTTGATGTTGACCTTGTCGGTAACAGGGATTACCATGACCGTGTCGCCATCGAAGTCAGCGCCCGAAAGCCGTTCCGCAACCTTTGCATTGATGCCGATAGCATCCTGAATTGCACCGAGATTCCGTTTGCCGCTGACATTCTTGTTGTTGACAGTCACGATGGGAATCTCAAAGGTACCTGCATGAGGGTAACGGATCAGTGCAAGCCTGGTGCCATTCTCATAGGTGGGGCAATAAGCCTCTGTCTCCTTGATCTTATTGATCGGCAGTATAACCTTTGTGGACTGGCCCGGGAAAGCAGATGCCTTCAGGGTCATGGATGTTCCTTCAACCGTATCAGCAAAATCGTTGAGCAGCTTCTTTTTGACCGTAGGATTATCGTACCGCATGATTTCATCATATTGGGCTTTGTAATCCGCGACGGTAAGGTTGAGCTGGTTCTCGATCAGCTTCTTGGGCTGCTTGGAAAGGAACTGAGAAGAGACGTTCCGGGACATCGTATCCCAGTCGCCCTCCTCCTTCAGCTTGTTGATCGGCGAGAGGTACTCTTTGCCATCTTCGCCAATGTACATGCTCTGGCCGTTGGCCTTGATGGCTGCGCCAAACGGGTTGTCAGGATCTGCTTTTGCTTCCTTGAGGACCTTCATCTTGGGTGTACCAGAAGGCTTATTGGTGTTGAACCTAACATCCACACCATCCGGCAGATCATCCGAATATACTGCCATGCCCTTCAGATAATGGTCACCGTCAACAAGGATGCGAACCTGTGCATAATGGCTCTTGCCGAGATCAAGGTCGGGCACACCACGGCGAATCTCTATAACACCGTCTTTGTCCAGACCGCCTTCATCGCCATAATGAATTGCAACTCGACTGGAATCCAGACTAGAGGGGCGCTGAAGCTTCGTGAAGGTCTCGCCACCATCATCAGAGTGGTAATCGCCTAGAGAATCGATCTGATCCTGATGCTGATAAGCATATTTCTGATCAAATTCAGGCTTCGCAAGAACTGTAATGTTCGTTTGCTGGCGAGGATTGGTAGGCTGCTTGATGCCCACACCGTAGCGCTTATAGCCATATTCGGCCTCTAACTTGTATGCGGCCTCATCCAACTCCGTTTGAGTTATTCCTAAAACAGAATTTGCTCCTTCAGAAATGTCAATTATACCTTTTTTATCGACTTCAGCCTTCAATGTATTTGCGATATTTACAGCACGTTGTTCTTTTTTACTAATGTTGCCATTATATTTAGAGCGAACACTAGATTCGCTCATCCCTAGTTTATCACCAATTTCTTTCCATCCAAGACCATCTTCTTTTAGAGCACGAATCTTGTCGTACTCCAATGCTTGGCGTTCATGTGTAGCCGTCCGCTGAGCTACTCTAAACTCTGTAAGCCCCATTTTATATTCATCGGGAAGAGAATTATTGATAGTTTCCAGAATATCTTTTTCAGAGAGGCCTTTCTTTTTTAATTCTTTCACCCGGGACAAAAAATCACCAGAATGCTGATACGGATTATCACCAGAGCCCCAGGGATAACGCCCGGAATGGCGTTTCGTACCGTAATGCTCCAGAATATTACTTTCAGAGGTAATGCCAAAATAAGAACGAAGGTCTTTTTCAATCGGGTTCATGCTGCCACTCCTAACAAAATATCAGTGATAATCGGATCAAACTCTTTGATTTTAGCAATGATCGGATTGATTTCATCTTCAGTAGGATTCTCGATCCAGATTTCATCGTTCTGGTAGATACGGGTTTCTATCCGAATATCTTTCGGGTCGTATCCGTACTCCAGACAGAAAAGAGCGGCATAAATATAGAGCTGCTCCATGTGTGCAGGAACAGCTCCAGTTTTGAGATCGTGAATGCGAAGGAAACCGTCGTTGAATGTAATTGCATCTGCGGTTCCGAAGCAGTTGTCGCTATAATAGAGGACTTGTTCAGTATCCATGCGGAAGCCAATGGCATCATTCACATAGGTATTTAATGTCTTTTTGCTCTTTGGCAACTTTTGCTTAAGAGCAATGCACTCAGCTGCAAACGCGTGCAGGCGGGTTCCTCGTTCTTTCGCCTGATAATTAAGAACGGCATTGGTCAGCCTATCTGCATCATAGTTTAACCAATGATAGTTACTTGCTCCGAGGAGGGCATGTTTCCCCGTGAGCCTCGAATGATCTCGCCAGTTCATTAAGAACTTCCTCCTTGTTTTCAGGATAGATAAAGGAAGCAAAACTCATCTCGTCCATTTGCCGAACATAATAGTCCTGATTTGGACGATGAGATGCAGTCGCTGACTTCTTGCCTTCCAGTGCGCCCCAGGTTTTACCATAAAGAACTAAGAGATCGGGAATACCCTGAATCTCCGTAGGATCTAAATGGACAACCTTACAGCCTGGAAAGCGTTCTTTCAGTTCCTTTACCAATCCTGTCTTGAATTTATTTTCGAGCATGATACAACCTCCAAAAATAAGAGGAATAGCACGTCTTGAGACACATTCTATTCCTCCCATAAAAGGGGATGTTTTTCTCGCGTGAGTTTTTAGGAAATAATGTGAATTTTTAGGAATTTTTGAGAAAACAGAGCAAAAGAAAAAGCCCCTGCGTTTTTCGCGCAAGGGCTTTTAAAAATTTACAACTTATCCACTTTTTCAAGCTGTCGATAAGCTTGCATAATGTGCTGTATTGTCTCGTTTGAAATTCCGCTCCAAGTCATAGCCTGATTCATCAATTGCAATGTGTTCTTGCGCCCACTAGATTTACCGCGCGCATATTCCATATTGCCCATTGTAGTCATTACAACCTGAAGTGTTCTTTCTTCCATTTCAATTTTTCTCATGGTGCAATCTCCTTTGTTGAATTAGTGGAATTTCTTCCATAATAGAGATTGCTTTTTTTCGCGTCATTAAAGATGCTTATAGATTTCGTACAATTCTTCTGGTCCACAGCACATCTGAAGTGCTTCATATTTTCTTTCGCCATAGTCATCTTGTATCGTTCCATCATCGCAGTCGTAATTATAATCATCTGGACCAAAGGAACGGTAAAGCTCATCATACGAATACTCTGCTCCGCATTTTGAGCAACGCCAATGCTCTCGTCCATTTTTGCCAAGTATTCGTCCACATTCGCACACGGGTCTTTTTATATGAAGTTCTACATATTTATTTGCGTAACAAGATATATGCCGACCTTTACGATCTTCAGTCCACCATTCTTCAAAACCATACTCATTAACGAAATCCATATTTTACACCTCATAACCGTCAGCGATAATGCAACCATACGCTGCATCTTTATCATACACTATCCGACGAGATTTTACAAGGCAAAAATCTATGGCCCTCGCGGCCAAATCGAGCTAAAAACTCGCTGTGGCCAAAAGCCCATTTTTTATCTCCTATTACTATATATAAATTTTCAATTTTTTAAGTAACTTAAAGAAAAAAGTGGGTTTTTGGCCAAATGGCATATTTTTAACGTATTTACGTTAGTTTTTGTGGCCATTTTTGTAAAAATTTTTGGCCACAAAGTGGGTTTTTGGCCACGAAATTCACACTTTTCGACATTTCTCTCGAGAAATTCACAAAAATTACGAAAAATAAAATGGGCAGAACCGGGCATCATTTGTCAACTATTTTCAAAAATAAAAAGGCCGTGAAATTTTGTCATAGCCCAAAAATTTTTCCTACCACCAAAAATATAACCGGAATTGCAACCATCAGACCAATATAAACCGGCATCATCTTACGATTTTTCTCAGCTTCTTCTCGCTCTTGTTCCTGTTTCTTTTCGTGAAGTTCCATACCTTTCATGGCAATATCCTTGAAGGCATCAACTCTCCGAACTTTCGCCTCGTCTACAATTCGATGAGTTTCCTGATAATCGTCCAATCGAACCTTCGTCCCGCAGAATTCGCAGAACATGAAGTCTCGATTGCCATCTTTTACCGTCAAATCTGCACCGCAGCTAGGGCATTTTACCGTCCGTGCCATAAAAGCACCTCCTATTCATAGTATAAGTATATCATCCGTTCCGCCCATAGTCAAGTAAATCAGGGTGGCAGCACCCAAATAACATTTTTATCCAGCTTCATGCCTTAATCCTCAATCTCAAACATCACATTTTCCGGCGAGATAATCGTATCATACTTCTCGCCCTTAAACCGAAACCTTACAAACTGGTTCGACAGCCCACTAATTTTCTCAACAGGCCCAGATTCTGCTGCATAAGTAGCCACAATCTTCGCTCGTACCCTCCCCTGTTTAGCCAGTTCATTAAATTCACCCGCAGTCATTAGTCACATTCACCTCGAATCTCATTCCAAACTTTCATCATCTCTCCTGCAAGCTCATAAATCATCCTGCGAACAGCTTCACCATCCTGCATCAGAGCGTAAAGTCCGCCGAAGTAATCCGTCAGGTTGATACGTTCGATGGCATATGAATCAGGGCTGAACCGAATAACATGGCTGATAATGCCTTCAGGAAAATTCTCAGTCAACACCCAAAATTTATAAACCTCAGTGCTAGGAGCAGGTTTCGCAAATCCAAGAGCATTCCCGGCATAATTTTCTTCAATGCGCCATCCAAGCTTTTCAGCTGCTTCGATATATCGTTTATCGATGATCACTATTTAAGCACCTCCCCGCCGCATACAAGAATTTCTTCAGCGACAGCACCTTAATATCGTACGTACTCTTCAGATTCTCCAGCTCAACATTAACCCCACCAGAGCGATATTCCGCCATATCCAACGCATACCGCATCCGGCGATCCGCAACACCAGGGCTGCAATTGAACTTATCTGCCAGTGATGCCTCGATATCCCTCATGGACATAAATCGGTGCGAGTTCAAGTCATCGACGACCATCTCCACAGCCTCTCCCATCAGCTCCCCACCAAAGGTCAGCATGGGAACCTTCAACTTAGCGAGAAAATCATACGTTCTTTGCTGCATTCTCGTTCACCATGCTTTCTTTATCGATTTTTACAAATGCAAGAGCTACTTTCAGGAGGAGAAGCTGAATTTCTTCCATACTTTTAACTGTCTCGGCAAGCTCTTTGATTGAGCATGGGCCATCGATTTCAACCGAGGCATAGGCACTCGGATCAAATGTCTCTGCAAAGTTGATTAGGTTCTCTACAAAATTCTCATCATTGAAATTTGCAGAGAATGTTCCACCTATTGGGTTATAGCACAGTTTATACCCGGTTTCGGTCGTGTATAAATGAAAGCCAAACTGTTGTAGCGCGTCAATATATTTCTTATCAATTCCTTTCATGCTTACTTCACCATGCTCCCCTTCCGTGTCTGGTCATCCGCAGGCCAGTACGTGTAAATATCATCGAACACCACTGGGATCTTCTTCTGGAGTTCCATCAACAACGGGCACATGAGCTCTCTCATCTGAGGATGGGCCGCCACAGGAGTACGCAGTTTGAAGATGTTGCGCCACTCACGGTAGTTGGCAGTCACCACGATCTCGGTCTTCAGGCACAACGGCAGCACACAGCGAGCCTGTTCGGGACGCATACCGTTAGCGATAAGTGCCCTATAACCTTCTTCGGCCTCGTCGCAAGCCCGATACCACGCATTATTGATTTGATAGTCTGTTTCGAGCTTTTTTAATTCTTCCGTCGAAGAAGCTGCTTTGACTGCATTTTCCTTAGGCTCGTCAGGAATATAATACGGCCGAATAAAGCTCAGTTCTCCGCCAAACTTCTCCTTCGAGTAGTTGCAGTACCGAGTGCTCTCCTGCGCAAAGCTCGCAATACGGTGCCGTATCAGTTCATTGGCCACGCCACGGTCACAGATAAACAGCACGGACAGCTGCGAATGCTCCAGCATAGCCTCATGCCCCTGCTTCACCAGAAAGCCCACCAGTTTCTTTGCCGACTCACCATCCGGCGTGATCTTGTCCTCGCTCTTGTAGCAGACCCGGGCCACCCGCTCGATCTGCTGGAGCTCCTTAATGCCTCCCTCAGAAATATCAGTGAGGATTTCGTACTTAGGTTCAACGATTTTCATATGTTAGCAATCCTTTCTCTTTCGGGATCTCGCAAAATAGAATCCCAGTCTTTAATAAGCTGCTTCAGATCTGAATCATCAATTACACCCTGCATGTTGTGCTCATTATATGTCATTAAGACTGCACCTGTTTTAGCTGGACCGAGTCCACAATTAGAACAGGAAATCTCATATTGGAGTTTCATAGTCGTACCGCAGGTCATCGCGCCTGTATTTTTCAAATATGCTTTACAATAGCACATAGGGCAACATCTCATAAAAGATCCTCCTGTATCAATCTGCAAGTCCAGTCCCCACAGATATCACCCGAAGCATGTTTCTTTGCAAACGCCATGCCCTTCTTGATGGCCTCCTGCTTGTCGGTCGCCCTGACTACAAAGGCCTGATGCCCGCCACCATTGTCCGTGCACTCAAACCAAAACGTGTGCATCTTCATATAAAATCCTCCAAAATCGAGTTAAGCAGAATCTCCAGCACCCGGTTTATGCCCGCCACCACTCGATATGGCCACGGTTCTTTCGGTTCCACCCGGGCAAGGGTATCAGACTTTCTCAGCGCACCATAAAGCCACCTGTCGAACTGCCCAAGTGAAATATCATTCTCCATGCACCATTCACGAGCATCTGCGTAGCTAATGTCACCATTCATGCAAAGCTTGACCGCATCACGCAATGTAGCGTTCGGCTTGATCAGGATATCTTTTTGAAGCTCGTAATCCTCAAAATACAAGTCCTCGCGTGACCCGTCGGCCCTGTGAATAACTTGCGCAAAGGCTTTGCCATCCGCATAAAGGGTCGCAACATCCTCATCAATGTTGATTCGAGGACAGTTGTACCTCCATATGGCCTCAACAACTTCTTCATAGTCAATCATATCGCACCTCACAACAGAATCCGGAACAAAATGAACCAGATCACCTTCAGCGTGAACACAATAATGATCAGCCATGCGCAAATAACCAGCGTCACCGCCAGAATATGACCCAGCATATGGCCGATTTTTTCCCAAGTATTATTAGTCACCGATATCCACCCTTTCAAATCCTGTAAAAACACCGACACCAATATTTCCATTATCACAGATGTGAACAGCTTTGTGGTACATCAATTCTTTTGCTTTATTAAATGCTTCCTCTTCATTATGATAGCGATTACCCACTTCAAACTCTCGCTCACAGAAATTGCAGAAATATGTAGGACAGTAGAAAGTTGTCATACTGCACACCTCCTCGCGGCATCCAGACGGCTCTCCGCAGCGTTCAGCTCGAAGATAGCAGCCGTGATAAACTCCGGATCGCAGTTCTCAAAGTGGTTCCGGGCCACCTCAAGATCCCGCATGGCATCTTTCAGTGTGTTGACTGTCGAAACCATCGGCTCTGTCCAGAGTATCTTTTTGACGAAATCAACGATTTTGCGCAGCATTTCTACACCTCCACATCTTTGTGACCTGACGAGCCGTGAGCCAGCCCTCAACATCATCATGGCCAAGCAGCTGTGCGCCCATCACCTCGATAAGCCCCTGGTCAAAGCCATAGGAACCCAAACTCCAAATGCCATCCCAGATACGATTTCCAGCAGCATCATATGCAGTGATTTGCTCGCCACCATCCCAACGATGTCCATAAGTATGCGGAACCTTAGCATGCTTCAGCAGAATATCCAACTTCTGCATCTCGGTCATGTGATTCCAAACCCGGAGTTTCCAGGTTTTCTTAGACATGTTTCTCATTTCTGCATTTCCTTTCGTCAGCCTCCATGGTCTTTGCGATTTTATGCTGAATATAAAGCACACAGCCAGCCTGACTATCACACCCGAATGAAGCCAATAGTCCAGCAATAGCATTCAAAGAGTTCAAATCCTCTTCAGCAAATATCATTTGACTTTCACCTTAGCTTCCTTAAAGTTAATAGGCTTAACCGTACCCTCCCGCGCACACTCCGTCAGGCACTCATTGCAGGGCTCGTCCGTCTCCAGCACCTTGAAGCTCTTGCACTTCGGGCAGTAGGTCGCATAGTCCACTTCGCGCATCCAGTTATTCATCAGCGTTTACCTCCGTCGTATCTATGCATCGTGTACCCATTGCAAATCTTGCACTTAGCATAGCGGATGTTCGGATAGTACCTTGAATACCTTTCAGCTTCATTCCATTTATGAAGTGCGATTGTGCGTTTGCAAGCGCAGTCCATGCACACAATTTTTATTCGGTCACTCATCAGGTTTCACCTCCGAAATAAAAGTGTCCTCTCCGCAGCGAGGGCAACGTGCCAGAACCTCACCGTTATGGATTGTGTACTCCTTCATGCTGTTCCAATTGGATGTAGGAATCCCAAAATGAGCATTACAGCCACCGCATTTAACGGTAATGAGCTTTTCGTCAGGATTTGCATATCCGTCAAGGTCGCTGATATATCTGTGCACCTCACCTGTTTTACAAAATGGGCATCTCAAAAATTTCTTATAGACAGAAACTCCGTCTGCATTATATGACCATACCTCAGGAGCAATCGGATAGCGCTTCATGCAATTGGTGCACTCGACATATATCCAGGGACGTTTTTTCTCAGCCTTCTCCTGCTTAACGGAGAACCTATCATCCAACTCCGGATGGGTCATGCGCTGGTTAAGAGCCCACAGCAGATTCCAGCAGGCCGCGCGCAGGTGATCCTCATCGTCCATACCAACCATGTACTTTGCCAGATGCCGAGAAGCGCTGTCCAGCAGCGAATGCAGCGGAATACCCTTGTCTACGTTGTGCTCACCGTACTTCAAGGCACCTTCCTCACAGTGCTTACTGACCTCCATGATGCCATACCAAGGCAGAAGGTCCATCCGCCCCTTCCCTGCGTGCATATCACGCTTTGCACCAGTTTCAAATTCGGTGCGATCTCCAGAATCTTTAATCATCAACAAAACCTCCTGATTCTTCCTTGCATAACTTTATTGGGAATATCCAGCCACCGGATTTTACACTTGTCTTTGTAGTCAGGACGCAGCTTCTGTAGAATCATCTCCAATGGCTGCCCCTTGATTTCTTCAAACAAGTCCATAAAACAAGCCGTCACTTTCTCGCTGCATTCCGCAATCGCGTTTAAGACATCTGCAAGTTTCTCAGAGATCGTCGCAGCAAGCCTCAAAAAATCATAAATATCGCGCTTGGCACCGGTTTCAAACTCCGTGCGATCTCCAGAATCTCTAATCATTTGTTTTACCCTCCAATATTGGACTAATCATGTCTTGTGTTACAAATGAGAAATCGTCATCTTCTATTTCTAAATTCCACATGTTGATGATTAGAAGCAATGCCGCATCATCATCGAAAAGACGTGCAAGTTTATCTTCTCCCATTTTCTTGAGTCTGAAAGCAATTTGCTTGCTCTGCCTTGCGAAATGACATCTTGGATGGAAGAACTGTTCAGGACTTCTTATTGTTTGTCGAGCCTTTCTGCGGTTCACCGATCCTATGACCACATATTTAACCCTATCATCCAGCAAATATCCAAAGATTGTACCATCATGCCGAACCTCGATGTGATGCCAAATTGCAGACAATGGACTTTCAGGATTCGGAGTATACACTAATGTATCCTGCGTAACTCCCAACTTTTTCTTAAAGTGGTCACTTAAAAGAATCTTGTTAATCTTTTTCCGAGTCTTTTTCGATATGTTTCTCATCAGTGAACCTCCTCATTCTCCATAAAATTTCCTCTCGTTAAACGCTTTCTTCGAGTTCAGGGCTCTCGAAATTGCCAGATCAATACCACTCCTACTCTTCAGATGGTAGTAGTACAGATCCTTGTAAGGTGTATTCAGCCGGTCGATACGCCCCGAGGCCTGCTCCATGATCTTATAGGAGTAGTTCTGGCTGTAAAATATAATGGTGTCCGTCTTGATGCAGTTCCAGCCTTCAGCACCGGCATTGTACTGCACCAGATACACCCACCTGTCGCCTTCAGGAAGCGGCTGATGCTTGTGCCCGTTCCATTGTGCAACTTCGGTGTCCTTGCCATAGTCCAGACCCATCAGAATATCAAGCTCATAATCAAAATTATAGAAGATAATGACCCTAGGTCTGCCTTTACAAATATCCAGCACTTTTTCTTGTCGGCTTGCATCAGCGTTCACCAACTTCCGCAGCAGATAGCAGAACTCACTGGCGGTCTCGATTGGTTTGTTCTCCCAGAGGTTCCACCGGTTCTTGCAGATTGAAAGATACTTCACCTTGTCGTACTCCACGAAAATATTCTCATGGTGCGAGACCGTCGGCCGCTCGAAGTCCATGTCAACCAGAATCCGTTCCCGTAGCCGTACCAAGCGCTGGGTATTCAGATACCGGTCGATCTTCGGGTATTTCGTGCAGAATTGGCTGTATACCACATGCTGGTTGTTGAAGTCCGTTCTGTTTCGATAGAATCCATTGGCGATGAACACCGGGATATAATCCGTCCAGCAGTCCCCAGGGGTGGCGCTGAGCAGAATCCACTCGTTATTTTGCGTAATTTTGTAGAAAGATTTCACCCATGCGCCTTTTCCAACGACTCGCTGCTCGTCAAATATAAAGAACGCATTCTTTATACCAACGTACTTTCCGATATTATTCCAGGAATCCACCACGACCTTGTGCTCGTAAATATCATGCTCTGGATCTGTAGACATATAGAAATGGGCCAGTTCTTCGTCCCACTCTCCCGTATCCCGTTTCCGGGCAGTCGTGATGATGTAAAGATCCGGGGGCTCTGTCATACGAACATAATTCTCCGTGTTCACCTCCCCATCGTAAAGTTTGTAATAGAACGCCAAACTCGTTCTTGATTTTCCGCTTCCTACGCCTCCGCATAAGATGCAGCCGATTTTCATACGGTTGATCGCATCCAATTGATAGTCGTAGAGCGTTACACCTGCCATCAGGTCGCTCACCTCATTTCCAACGTCACATAAATGGCACTTTTATTGCAGTGATTCTCGTAGGCCAGAAGCGAGATCGTCGCCTCTTCCTCATCTTCGCCCTCCCCTCTGACGGTATAAGCAAAGAGCTCTTTCCGGTGCTTTCTGAACACCTTCCAGAGCTCTTTTTTCTTAGTAAAGTCCATGCTTTTTGCAGTAGGACGCATATTGCAAACCCTCCTTGTCTGCTTCACGCATGATTTCTGACAGTGTGAGCTTTTTAGGCTTTTCTTCCGTCGTTGACATGTTACGCGGTACGGTGTCTCGACATTTATCGCAGTATAATCTTTTTGACGGAACCTGGTACATCATACCGCCGCATTTTTTGCAAGCCTTATCTACTCTGCGAAGTCCGCCCATAAATATCACACCTCCTCAGAACGACAGAAGTCCGTGTAATAAACCAGGTCGTAATCCAGCGGATGGTTGTTCCAGTCGTAGTTCTGCTCGTAATCAGCAATCTCATCACGCTTGTCGAGTTCGCGGCAAATATCATCGTTGTGCTCATAGAACCATTCCAGCGGAAGGTCGAACTTGTCGCACAGTTCCGGAATATCAAAGGCCCAGCAGCCGTAGTTGGTGTTCTGTGTACCCTCCGAAACCATGTAATCGACGATCTCTTTTACTTTTTCTCTGCTCATAATCCTTACTCCTTCTGTTGTTCAAATATCAGGCTCTCTGGCCCGGTTATGAGTCATACGGGAATCGAACCCACCGTAAAGCCCATGCTAATGACTCAAATAAAAGAGCCCAAGATTTCTCCAGGGCTCTCATGTGCTTATTCTTCAGGTGTACAATAATCAACGTC